GTGCTGGTTTACAGGCCATGATTAACTCCTTATCGAATTGGTAGATTTTTGATGTTCTTATCAGAGTACTTCTCTTTAGGAAACATCACTTTGTTTGTTGGTTTATCTCGGAGCAAAGGTTGTAGTACTTTTCTCTCAGATGCTGTCAATGGTTGTGAATAGTTCATGTTCAGATCCAGGTTATGTGTGGTTCAGAGAATTGCCCCATTTTCTGAGAGAATGGAACAGTGTTGTTTGTCAGACGATCATGGTGTGTACGTACTACTTCTAACGCTATAGCAAGAGCAATAACAGTGTCATCATTGTACCCTTGTTGTGCCCCTGTTTTACCTGAGTCATCAGCAGAGTAGTAGGATAGCTCCTGGATGATCTGTCGGGAGGGTAACCAGATATCGTCATTCTCAATAGCATTCTTCAGGAAACCTATGATCATGGGTTTTGAGGCAGAAGTAGTTCTCCAGCCCACCCGAGTACCTTCCTCTTTGGATACATTAGCTGCTTTGGTTTGATAGTACAGGTTAACATAGCTCATTTGAGTCAACCTGTTTAGTGTTGCTATACCCATGTTGTTGGATTCAACAGCTAACAGGGAGTTATTGTAGTACCGTCCTAAGTAGAACAATACATCACCGAACTGCGAGGGGTCAATTAAATTGTTCCTGTATACAGCACATACTTCTCGTTTAGCATTCATCACAACAGCAGCAGAGTAGTCTTTACCTACACCTAATGATACATCAGCACCTATAGCAAAAGAGTCATCAAAGGTGGGATATTTGTATATCTCGATGGATCCCTGTCGGGCATCCTCCATCATGCAGGATTCTAGGTTGAACTCTTTACGGGACAGGATTGGTTGTGGTACCAGCTTGTTGATCTTCTTCAGATTGAACACATTAGAACCAGATGATACAAAAGCTTCTTCAGGTGTGGCAGGATACTCTTGTCTGAATTTGTCTCCACCACTCTCAGATACCTTCAGACGTCTCCAGTAGATCTGTCCATCAGTTAACGAGTGTTCAGCTGCTAGGAGTTCCTCCTCAACAGTCTTCTCAAAGTTAGGTGGGGGCATGCGGGTATATTCACCCATCAGGAACCATGGTACGAAAATAGGGAGATACTCATTCTCACCATTAACTGCACCCATCCACAGCCTGTGGAACTCGTTACCTATACCGTTAGCAGTACTTTCGAGAATAACTTCGGTACCGTCAGCTTGGGAGATCCCTTGGAATAGTCCAGCCAAGATCTTGACGTCGTGAACCCAGAATGCGACCTCAGAGAGGTGGGCAATAGTTGGGGTGGTACCTCGTCCAGCCTCGGGAGCACCCGCCGTATACAGACGGTATCCTGAATCATTATGTTCAAAGATAATCTCTTTGGCATTACTCTTCCTGAATTTGGGTCGGTAGTCTTCAGGCATATTATCAATAGTGTTACGAGACATATTGAAGAGAGTGTCTGAGGTGGCAGCATCATGCGCCATAACGACTGATTTGTTGTATGCATTGAAGTAACTCTTCCAGAATACTCGTGCTGTGGTGAATGTGGAGAGACCCATCTGTCGTGCTTTGAGGATGATTACCCTGACACGACCAGTCTCGCGGAGTTGCTTCTCAATAGCCTCATTTACAATGTCCTGTGCTGCATTGAATTCGAAGGGCTGAAAGCCTTTGGAGGAGTCTTTGGGGAGAATTTTGATTTGTTCTGCCGCGAACGCCTTGAAGTTAGTCTTGTAGAATGCTAGTCGTTCCCTCTTTTTTGCTTCTCGGAGGGCTTCCAGCCTCTGCTTGTTTGTTAGTTGTGCCATGTGTCATAATTCCTTTTACTATTAGGTACCGACTCCCCGAGGGGGTGAGTACCGACTGTTCTACTCTTGATTTACTCAAGCTGATTCAGTCAGAAATATAATCCAATAATTTTTTGGAGTGGTTTTTGGGAGAAATTTTGGTGGGTGTCCCTGTGTTTGTGTGAAAGAATCAGGGTGTGTGTTTGGGTTCGCCCTTGTTCCTTTTGGGCTCCCCCCTGTGTTCTCTCTGGCGGTCGTGCTGTGGCGCGGTGCTCGGTCGCTCTCTGTGTTGCGCTGTTCGGTGGTGTGTTGTGATCGTCTCCTCCTACTCTTGGGAGGTGGCTCGTGACCGCTCTCCCGTTCGCTTCCTTGACGCCTTGGCTCGTGCTCGTGCTGAGGTGGTGGGCTACCCTAACCCGTCTTACATGCTTGATGTGTGTGTGTCTGGTCTGGAGATCGCTCGTGCTCGTCCCGTTGTGGATGCTCGCGAGGTGTCTTTCTGGTCTGTCTACTTGGTGGTGTACTCGGAGTTGCTGTCATAGCTCCTTCTGGGTTGGGCATCCGTGTGGTGTCCTTCCCAGAGTGTGCTGTCGTGGTGTTCGTTCGCTACGCTTCGCGTGCTCTGTCCCCGGCTCTGCGTCTCTCGCTTCGGCGTCTGCTCGCGTGTGGGCTGGTGGTCCGTCCCGTTGTTGCGCCGGGTCTCGCGCTTCGTGTTCTCTTTGGAGGTGTGCTGTGTTCCTTCCTTCTTGCGGCTTCTGGTCCTCTTCCTCGTCTGCTCTCGCTGTGTCCTCTCCCTTCGGTCCCGTGTTGGTCCCGCGTGGTTGGGCTCGTGTTGGGTTTGTTCTGTTCTTCTGGTCGCTCTTCCGCGAGTCTCCCTCGCTGTGGTCGGCTCGTTGCTTGGCTTTGGCCTTCGGCTCGGCTCTCCTTGGTCGTCGTGCCTTGGTTGCGTTGGTTCGGTGGTTGTGAGTTCCTGAGACCGTGGTGTGCCTCTTCGGAGGCCGTTCCGGTATGCCCGTCTGGGTATACCAGAGCGTCTGTTACCGTGTTGTGTAACGGCTCTTGTGCGGTTCGTCCGCTGAAAGGTCTGTCATGTCTATCAAAGCCGTTCGCATGTTCGTTGTTAGGTTGTTCGACAACGTAACATACACTACATCCAATACGTTGGTTGCTGCTATGTTAGAAGATAGCGAGCATACGTTTGTTGAGACAACGCAGTTGATTGTCGACACAGATGACAACAGCTGGATGAACAATCAGGTGTATGTCCTGACTTGGTGGTCTGATGTTGATAACACATACAAGAAGACATACCATGCCAGCCTGATCAACCTCGGTAAGATCTTGGCTAAATGGGAAAGCCCGGTTAATCCCGAGCTGTCTATGGTTGTTGTGATCGGATAACATTCCGGTATGCTCATTGTGGGCATACCAGAGTGCATCATGCACCTAACGCTGGTATCGTTACTACCAAGAAGGATCGTATCTTCGATCCGCTTATGTTCTTGAAAGGAACAATCATGCCTCGTCTGTACATCATCTCTGGCACTGGTCGCTGCCGTTACACCCTCAACGTCATTAACATCTCGTCTATCCTGGACGAGGACTTCAATGAGATCAGCACGGAGTACATCTGGGAAGAGATCCCTGAAGAATCTACCACGGTCTATCACATCCAATACTGGGATACTGACATACAGAAGGATGCCCACGTGTATTGCTTCTCTAAGAACAGGTTCATTGAGGCTATCAATAATCTCCAGCATCAAGAAGATCTGTCTATCAGCACAGGCTTCTTGGAGTGATAACTCTTCAGTATACTCCACGGGGTATACTGAAGGGCATCAGGTGATGCTCTCCACGCTGGTATCGTTACTACCAAGATTGTCTTGAAAGGACATCATCATGGCTACTCGTACTTCCTTCGCTGCTCCTGTGTTCTACAACATGGCATCTTCTTTGGTTTCTCCAAAGGCAGAACCAATCACTGCTAACACTGTTGCATTCAAGTGTCTCACACCTGATGCAGCAATGAAATACAGTGAACCACAGTGCATTGTTGCTATCCACTACAACGACAAGACTCGTGAGATCAGGGTCGTTGGTGAGGATACTAACGTTCGTGTCTGCAAGATTGATCGTCTGCCATCGATTGAATTCGCTCGTGAGCTGTATGCCACACTGAAGGCATGCAAGGAGTCAGGTAAGATCATCTGCTTCCAGGCTGCTGGTGGGTTCTCACCCAACAAGTGGTTCTGTGGAATCGTGAAGGGTTAATACCTGACCAGTCTTCACGGCTGTATAAAAGTGAGACCTACACGGGGTAAGTACCGTGTGCATTTCCTAATCGTCATTATCCAAAGGAATTATCATGACACACATGTTAACAAAGAAGTTCAACATCACCGAAATGAACATCACCCACACATCTCTACGGAGCACTCGCCGAGTTTGGTGCATTCGCTGTATGGATCTCGCCAATGACCTTCCTCATCATGGCACCAACCAAGGGTGCTCTGGAACTCTTGGCAGGTGTATCCACTGATTTCAGTGGTGACATTATCGAACTCAAATAACCATCAAGGAATACACATCATGTACCACGTCTTCTCACGTAACTCAGGTAAGCTCGTCACCAAGATCATCATCGAGGCAACAATCCTCTTGACAATATATCCAGCAGACAAGTATGAAGTTGTCATTTACTGAGTCTTCAGACGAAGCCTTTACGGATAAGGAGTATTAAACAAATGAGATCAACAACACACGTTATCTTCCTAGCTATCATCCTGGGTATCCTCCACATATGTCTACCCGAAGTCGCTAAGCCAGTGATCAATGGAAATTATATCTACTGGGTAGGTCTATTGGCTGGCATCATCGGGTTAGCAGGTCAAGTAGGTATTCTCATGCTGGAGATCCAACAGGATCTTCGAGATGCAGAAGAATTGGATTTAACACAAACTAAGTATGAAAGCAGGTAATATCATGAAGAAGTATATGCTATTGACACCATTGAAGGGATCAATGTTTGGTGTAACAACACAACAGCTAATCAGGACTCTTAAAGAGAACTCTTGTGGTCATGAGGTGGTACTCATGCATGACGATACCTCAGTGGTATACGCCACAGCATCCTCACCGGAGATCCTTGGAGAGTTCTGTTCTCTGAATGACGTCCCTGGATTAGTAATTGAATATACAGGAGTATATGATCAGGTGATAGATTAATCACACAGGTATACCCTACCCATACCCCACCCATAATTTCCTCAAGAAAACATACCGCTATTATATTCTCTTAATGACTGTACTCGTAGATACATGTCTGGAGAGCAGGTAGAGGTACTTGGTGGGAATATGGGGGTGGAGGGAATGTGTGGGTACGC